GCTTCAAGGCTCTAGCCCCTCGATCAGTCTCAATGAGAACCTGACCCTCCTTGAGATGTATGTTGACCTCGACCTGCCAGGGTTTGAGCATAAAGATGACATCGGCGACGAGACCGGCATCAAGCTCCCCTATATCGTCACAATAGAAGAGCAAACCGGCGAAGTTCTGTCGATTTACCGCAACCACGATGAAGACAATCCCTTCGCCAAGAGCCGCACCTACTTCGCCAAGTACAAATTCCTGCCCGGGTTTGGCTTTTATGGCATTGGCCTGATCCACGTTCTAGGCGGCATGACCGATGCCGCGACCTCTATCCTGCGCCAACTCGTTGATTCTGGTACAATTTCCAACCTACCGGCTGGCTTCAAGTCGCGAGCCCTTCGAATCAAGGGCGATGGCACCCCGTTACGTCCTGGTGAGTTGCGCGACGTTGATTTGCCGCCCGGGATGGTCAACAAGTCGATTGAATGGATCCCTTCGAAGGAACCCTCAACGGTCCTAGCGGGTCTTTTGACCGCGATTGTTGAAGAGGGCCGCAGATTAGGCTCCATCACCGACATGAAGCTGGGCGATGCTGGTGCTAACGCACCGGTCGGCACCACCCTGGCTATTATTGAGCGCAACATGCGGGTCATTTCGGCTGTAGGTGCCCGCAACTATGTTTCGATGGGCGAAGAGCTCGAGATGCTTGCTCGAATCATCGCTGAGGAAATGCCCGATAACTATGACTACCCGGTCGAGGGCAATCATTCTCGCTCTGAAGACTTCAAATCAGTCCAGATCTACCCGGTGGCTGACCCGAACGGGTCAACCATGTCCCTGCGCATCATGCGTTTGAATGCTGTTGAGCAGATAGCCTCCAAGCAACCCCACCTCTATGACATGGCGCACCTCCACCGCCAGATCGTGGAGACAATGGACGTGCCGACACCAGAGAAAATCGTGCCGCTGGCCGATGACTTTGTTGCGTTGGATCCGGTCACCGAAAACATGAACATCTTGATGATGAGGCCGGTAAAAGCCTTTCTCAATCAAGATCATATGTCACATATCGCCGTCCACATGGCTGCGGCGCAAGACCCGCTCATGCAGCAAACGGTGGGACAAAACCCGAACGCTGCTGCAATCCAATCGGCCATGGCCGCTCACATCCAAGAGCACATCGCCTATGCCTACCGGGCGCAAATGCAAGAGGAGCTGGGCTTCCCGCTCCCGGCCCCTGGCCAAGAGCTAGACCCCGAGCACGAGAATGCGATCTCTGGCTTTATCGCCGAGGCTGCTGGTCGAGTGCTGAACCGTTCGAAGAACCAAGTTGCTGCGCAACAGGCACAGCAGGCCCAGCAAGATCCATTACTTCAGTTAGAGATGCGCAAGCAAGCTGTTGCTGAAATGGAAGCTTCCAATAAACAGCTGCAAATTCAAATGAATGCTGCTATTGGTCAAGAGAAGAATGAGATTCTTCGCAGAAAAGAACAACTTGAGGGAATGATCGCGCTCGAAGACATGGCAATTCGCCGGTTGGAGGCGCATGTAAATGCGATCAAAGCTCAAGCCGACATCAAAGAAAAGGAAGCAAGCAGAGAATCAAAAGAGACCATCGAAGGAATTAAGGCCGCTATAAACGCACTCAATCAAGCCGAGGATCGAAATGAAAGAAAACAGACTGCTCAACTCAATGCAGCGGTTAAAGGAAGCGCTGCAAGCGCTTCGAAGGGAACACGCAGAAAATCTGCTAACAAATCCTAACCTAGATATTGACGCAGTTAGATACAGCCAAGGTTACATCAATGCACTCGACTACTGCGTCCAGACGATGGACACAGAAGTTGCCTCATTTCTAGAAGAAAGCGACTCTTTATGATTAGTGACAAACTACTGCCCTCTGCAGAAGCGATGTTTGCTTCGCTCGCCGAGGTTGAGGCTGCTGGTAATATCCCAGAGCCAAAGGGCTGGAAGGTTCTTATCGCCATGCCCTCATTCGCCACCACCACAAAAGGTGGCATCCTTCTTGCCGAAGAATATGTGGAGCGCGAGGAATCGGCGTCTCCCGTCGCCCTGGTCGTTAAGTTGGGTCCAGCGGCTTACAAAGATGAGCGAAAGTTCCCTGGAGGCCCCAACTGCAAGGTTGGAGACTTCATTGTCGTGCGCCCCTATAGCGGGACGCGAATCATCATCCATGGAAAAGAGTTCCGGCTCATCAATGATGACACCGTTGAAGCGGTTGTGCCGGATCCTAGCGTTATCGGGAGAGTGTAAAGATGAGTATGGTTGATCTTGACGAAGAACTCGATGACGATCTGGAGATCGAATTTGAGGATGACACTCCTGATGAGGACAAGGGTAAAGACCGGGCCCCAGAGGATGCATCCGATGATGACGATGATCTGCCTGATGACGAAGAGCTTCGCCTCTACAGCAAGGATGGCCAAAAGCGCATCCGGCAGCTGACCAAGAAGTTCCATGACGAACGTCGGGCCAAGGAAGCTATCGCGCGCGAGCGTGATGAGGCAGCCACATTTGCTCGAGTGAAGCTGTCTGAAGCCGAAACGCTGCGCAAGCAGCTAACCACTGTCGCCAATGGCGCTGTGGCGGTTCACAAGGACAAGTACACAGCAGAGCTGGCTGACTTGAAGGCCAAACTCGCCCAGGCTGTCGATGAGGGCAACGGCAAAGAAGTTGCTGAATTGACGGAAAAAATCAGTGAGGCCCGCGACAACATTCGGCAAACCAAAGAGGCCGAAGAGACCATCAAGCGAAACGCCGAGGCGCAGCCTACACACACTGCCGATCCGGCTGACCCCAAGAATTGGCCTGAGACCCGGCGCAAATGGGCTGAGCAGAACAAGTCTTGGTTTGGCATTGATGAGGAAATGACTGCCGTCGCATACGCGACACATGGAAAGCTGGCGAAAGCTGGTGTCGTTCTCGACAGTCCAGAGTATTACAACAAATTAACCAATCGAATCAAAGAGCTGTTTCCAGACAAGTTCGAAGACACCGACTCTGGAGAGGAAATCGAAGTCCCAGCACCGCGCAAGGCAGCCCCTAAGGCTGCTGGCGGCGGCGGTCTCATTAAGACCGTCGTGAAGGGCGGGAAGAAGATCTATCAGCTAACTGAAAGCCAAAGAGCAATGTGCCGCCGAATGGGCATCACACCTCAACAGTATATTGCAGAAGTTAACAGAATGGGGAAAGACGATGAGTAATGATGATCTTGAGGGTGATGACTTCGCGTTGCCGAACAAAGAGACACCCGGCGAGCAAATGCTCAAAATTGCAAAGGCACTTGACAACGTCAAGAAAACTAATGTAAAACAATCTCAATCTGGTTCGGATGACGAAAGTGATCCGCGCATTACCAGAGAGATGGAGACCCGCGACGCAGAGCTTGCCGAGGAAACTTGGCGTCCTGCCGGTGTTCTACCAGACCCGCCCCAGCGTCCCGGCTGGAAACACCGCTGGATCCGCGCCTCTTCGAGAGGCGAGCTGGACAAGGTGAACATGGCGCGGGCCATGCAAGAGAATTGGCGTCCCTGTGCGGCGAGCGATTACCCTGAAATTGTGTCCCAGCTTGCCGGTGAAGACCGTGGGCGAGACCTCATCGAGTTTGGTGGTTTGGTTCTTTGCCGAATGACCGACAAGATGGCGAAGTCTCGTAACGCCTACTTCGACAACATCGCCAAGGGACAGATTAACGCGGTTAATCAAAGGCTTGCCCAAGAAGAGGGCGAAGGTCCCATCAAATTTCTAAACCAGAGCAGTTCACGTTCCTTTGGGGGAGGCAGACGAAAGTAGCCTAGGCCCCTTATTCGGAGAATAATATGGCTACCACTCTTGCACCGTATGGGTTTAAGCCCGTCAACCGCCTCGGCAATGCGGGTTACAATGGTGCGTTTTCGAAGATCAAGATCTTCGCGAACGAAACCACCCCCATTTTCAACGGTGACGTGACTCAGCTCATCGCCTCGTCCACCGGTCGAGGTCACCTTCGCCGCTGCAACACGACCGTCACCACGACGACTGTTACCTCGTCTGGCACCTTCAACGGCGTGTTCATTGGTTGCGAGTACACTGATCCGACGAGCCAGAAATGGCTCCAGCGTCAGTACTACCCGGGCGCTATCAACGCTGCCGATGTCTACGGCTTCGTTGTAGATGATCCTTTCGCTGTGTTCCGCTGCCAAGCGGATGACACGCTGGGTGCTCTGACCTTTGGCTGCAACGGCTCGATGATCCAAACGGCCCTGGGCTCCACGTTCAGTGGTAACTCTGGTCTGGCGTTCGATGCAAGCTCGGTGGCCAACACCACGACCCTGCCGCTCCGTATTGTTGGTTTCGCCAACGACGGTCGCTCGAGCGTTGGTGACGCCTACACGGAAGTGTTTGTTCGAATCAACAACCATTTCCACACGAGCCTCACCGGCATCGCGGCTTCCTAAGGGGGAATTGACAAATGAGTACTACTTCACGCGCACAAATCCTCCGCCAACTGGAGCCTGGACTCAATGCCGTTTTCGGCATGGACTACAAGCGCTACGCGGAGCAGCATGCTCAGATCTACGACATCGAAACGTCTGACCGCTCTTTTGAAGAAGAGCTGAAGAACACGGGTCTTGGTCTGGCGCAGGTGACGGATGAAGGCCACGGCGTCCCCTACGGCGCGATGCAGGAATCCTACACGGTTCGCTGGCAGCACGAAACGGTTAAGTTGGGCTTCATGTTCACCGAAGAAGCGATGGAGGACAACCTCTATCAGCCGCTCGGTCAACGTGGTGCTAAGGCTCTCGCCCGCTCGTTCGCCGAAACCAAGCAAATCAAGGCTATGGCCTTGCTGAACCTTGGCTTCACTGTCGAGACGCACGCTGACGGTCAATACATCTTTGATACGGACCACGGTCTGGTCAATGG